CTCTATGAATCAAGCGTACTTAAATTCCTAATGTAGTCACCACCGATGCTTGTAAGATGAACGGAGCTTCGGCTTCAATTGCAGATAGAGTTACTTCGTATCCAGTAGAATCACCCATTGCAGTACCCGTGTTGCTGACCATTGCAGTCACATCACAACCCAAGTCCTTACCAGCCAACCAATACTCATCGTTGTTCGTTTTAACAATCGCATAGCAACGACCTTGTGCAAGAAGTTTCATCTCATTGCGTTTGGTTGTTGACAATCTGCGAAGTTTGAACGCGATGTCGGCTTGGTTGAAAGATGTGCCGTTCTCAATCGAAACATTTGTGGTGTTTGTCAATGATCCGGTTGCTTTCGGTAGCTCGTAAGTGTATACATCGCCACTCACCACAGTTGTCGCAGTAACTACACCACTAACAACGGTAAACTTAGATGCAGTCCAACTGATTAGGTGGATGCTTTTGATACCTCCGATTGCTTCTTTGCAATCAAGGGTAAATCCTGATGTTAATAAACAAGGCATCCTATCTCAGATTAAAGGGTGAAATAAACAACTTCTCCTGGGAATGCAACCTGCACACCATAAGCGAAAGTCAAACGGAAACGAACTTCATCGTTATCTTGAGAATACCACAATTTCACATCCTCTTCTTCGTTTGCAAGGTCAGTACCTAAGAAGAAGTTTGACAATGAACCGGCAACCAATTTGTTTGTTCCGTTCAAACCACCAACGGCAATCAAGGTCATATTTGTACCAGGATAAACCATTTTCATTTCAGTTGCAGCATCAGCTACATAGTGGTAAAGATTGGCGTTCTTCAAGTTTACCAACATCAACTTGTAAGCGTCAACACCCAAGAAACAAACTAAGTCAGTTTTTGAAGCAACTGCACCAGGGATGTTTGCGTAGATTTGATCCAAGATATCATCAATGTTTGCATTGGTGATTGAAGTGAAAGTCGTTGGTGTTGCGTTACCCAATACTGGAGATGCAGCAGCAATAATCTTGTTGAATCCGTCAAAACGGTTTAAGTTAGGGTTACCACTTGCAGTATCACCTTGCCAAATTGCAGTTTCCAAAGTTTGTGCAATCACGGCTGCTTTCTCGTTACCAATCTGCTCCTCAAAAGGAATCATTGTTGGTGAACCGGGCATAATTTGTGTTTGCATCCACTTTGCTTCCAAAGTTTTAGGACAAAGAGTTTCTTCAACTTTAACTGCACCAACGGTGATGTTTCTTTGTGTGAAGGTAGTTGTTCCGCTTGGATTGTATCCGCAGCCATCAGCTTGAAAGAATACAGTTGAAGCAAGAATGTTCAAGGCAGCAGATGACTTAACACCTACTTGCACTTGGTTAGCAGCGTACATCGCAGCAGCGGTCTTTCCGCTGAACAATGCCTTAACGAGTAAATCGGTTGATTGCTCGTTGTTGTAATTCGTGAGTGATCCGACTGAAAATGCCATAGTTTTAGTTATTTATTTAGTGAGTTTTTTAATCTTTTCAATGCTTCAAACTGATCATTCTTCTTGTTTGAAACGGGAGTTTTTGTGGGTTCTTCTGAAGGCAAGTCAGCAACTTTCTCGATCAAGTCGATTGCTTTGCTCATTGCTTCTTTGTGTGTGTTGTTAGATGCAGTCAATGTTGCAACTTTAGCAGTCAATTCAGCGATTGCAGTTTCCATCTTGGCAACTACTTCGTTGAATGCAGATACGGTTGCGAACTCTTCGGCTTCAACTTCAACTTCGATTTCAGGTTCAACGATTTCAGTAACCATTCCACCAACGGTTGTCACCAACAATCCACCTTCAACTTCGTGTGTTGCATCAGGTGCTGGAATGTCACCTTCAGCAGTTTGAACGAAGATGGCAGTTCCGATTGCCAATTCACCTTCGTAAGTGATTACAGTTCCATCAGTCAAAGTAGCAGTCGCTAATTCAACGGCAACTGGTTCGTCAGAGAATCCGAGCATTGTGCGGATTTCCTTCAATGTTTCTTTTGCGTTCATTTGTTATATAATTAGGTTTTTGTTTTGAGTGTTGCAATTTTATTTGCCATTCCATTGGGAAAGGATTGATTTCATTTGCTCAAGGAGTTGTTCATCAGCATCAACGGGAAAGTCAAAAACACCCTCAACTGAGAATCCTTTGAACTCGCCTGACTTGACCTTTGACCACACTTCTTCGTTGTCAATAAGGTATGAAACAAACCAAGAACCATCGGCAACTTCTTCAAATCCATTCGGTGGCATCACGCCCCGTTCACGATCAATGATGTATGATTCAAACAAGCTCACGCCATCTGCGATTGGTGTTTTGTGGTGAGTGTTCACCGCATCGTACTTGTTGCTCCTTGCCCACTTCTTTGCAATCTTGAAGATGCTCTCCTTGTCAAATACTACATAGTATTCACCACGAACATCGTCTCTTCGGTAGATTGGTAAATCAGCAATCATCGCTGCTCCAGTAACGATTCGTTTCTCCTCGTCTTGAATAGCAAATTGCATCTTGAATTTTTGTCCAATGCTTCCCAATTCTTTCACAACATCGGGGTTGTTGTCGTAGTGTTTAGAGATTCCAAGTGCTTTGACCTTCTCAACTTTTGCCGTATTGCTTCCAGTTGCGAAGATGTGATCACTTGGCAAATTGATATCAATGTTCTCTTTTGAATCACGAGCAGAAATGACATATACTTCGTCACCGTTGTCAATTGCATCCTGGATCATCTTTTTGCCATCAGCAGTTGAGCCAACACCATCCCAATCAAAGCTCACCTTTGCGAATGAGAAATGGGTATCCCACATCAAATTGCAGATTGCAACGGCTTGTTCTGATGATTTGCCTTCGTCAATTACATATTTGATGCAACGAGTTATGAATTCGTCTTTATTTTCATTCTGACCAACTTCAACAAATGCAAGAAAGTCCTTTTGTATGGCTGGAGATTCGACAAGAGAAACAAAGTCAAGACCTGTTTCTTCATCCCACTCGTTGATGTCTAATTTGTAAACTGGTAGTTTCATCTTTCTTAAATAGCACTATTTGACAACGGACACTTTTCTCGTAGTATCCACACGATCGGTTGTTCTGCGGATGTCACCTTCAGTCACAAAAACTTTGGTATCAAATCCGCTTACTGATGGTAGTGATGAGCTGATATTTGGTGCTGACATTTGTGGGATTCCACCGCCACTCATTTGTCCTGGTGCAGGTGCTGACGGCTGACCGCCTTTGAGGATATCCCTTGCCTTCTTGGCATTGGTCAAAATCATTGCTGCCAATCCAATGTACTTTGCTGCACCGGCAAGACCGCCCGTTGCGACATTGTCCGGTGATGGTGATTGACTGACTTTTAACGCAGCGGAAAGTGCCATTGCCGTATCTGCTGCAATTACACTAACTGCAAGAATCTTACCCGTTTTTGTTTGTTCACCAGCAAGTCCGATTACTGCATTTGCTAAATCAACTGATGCCGCGTATAAATCTTGTTTTGACTGCTTGATGGCAGCATCATTTGCTAATTGGTCAGCAGTTGCCTTGTCGCTGATTGCTTTTCTTTTTGCGGCTTCTTGCTCATTAAGAATTAATTGATCCGCAATATCTTGTGCCGTTTGTGCTTTTAATTGCTTTGCATTTTTAACAATTCCTGCACCTTGAATGTTAAACAATTCGTCTTGAAGTTCTTGTTCGTGCTTCTTGTTTTTTTCATTCTCCGCTTCAAGGTCTTTTGCTGATTGGTCTTTTGCATCTTTGATTGCTTTCAATCTTGCCTTTTCAGCCGCAGCCGCAGCCGCTGCTCTTTCTGCATTGTACTTGGCTTCTTCAATCTTGAGAATCTCCAACGCATTCTTTGTGTCAAGGATGATTTTGCCCCATTCTTTTTCGGTGTTCTTGCCGTAGTTTGCACGAGCTTGTGCAAGATCATTCTCCAACTTCTGCCGTTGCTTATTAAACACACCGACTTGATCACCTCTTGCTTGTAGCAATGCAATCTCTCGGTCAAGTTGCTCATTCGTCTTGCCCGTTGTCTTGTTCAATTTGTCCAATGCCCTATCTTGAGCGGATGTTACTCCAACCCAATCGGTAAACTTCTGAACCAACCCACCAACAAATGTTGCCATTGATGAAAGACCAGGAATCAAACTCATCACCGCTTTTTTGAGTGTATCAAAATTTGTGATGATTAATGTCAATGCAACTCCAATCACGCCAAATGCCAAAGTGGAGATATTCCCCAACGCTTTGAATGCGTTAATCACACCGCCTTTGATATTACCAGCCAATGCACCAAATTGTTGTTGAACTTTCCCAATACCCTCAAGACCTTCAGCCAACGCCATCGCACCTTGCAATTTGATCATTGTCTTTTCCAAGTCCTTTGATTGATTGCCGAACAATGCCATTGCCCCT